AAAACCACCCGTAGGTGGTTTCACGACACTGCTTATTGCTTTGATTATTCTGCTTTATCCCAATGGTACCCGGAGCGGGACTTGAACCCGCACAGCGCGAACGCCGAGGGATTTTAAATTGGTGGTGATTATTTTAAATATCAATGAGATATGAAAATAATCCGAACATACACCAATAAACTAGCAGCGAGAAAACAATAAGTTACAGCACTGTTTTAGACTATCTTCTGACGCTTATAATACCCCAGATTCAATATTTATTCAGTCGCACGATACCACGATTGCCAGCGGTAGATATTGGTACGAAGCTCCCGTACGCACTCCGCTGATTGTGTGTCCGCCAGCAGATCAGCGTCGCTATCTGCGCCAGCGTTACTTAGCTTGCACGGCCGGTTCATCAAATCCGGGGATGGAGTTGGCCGCGTCGATTGCTCGTTGGCGCAGCTGCACAGCGTCGCTATCAAACTTGCACACAGTACGATTCGGGTCATTGACATATTTCACCACATCACGATAAACGGTACGGTAAATCACTTTGGCTTCGGCGTTCGCCGTCGCCGCCTTCTGCTCGCCAGCAGCTACAGCCTTTTCTTGCTTCGGTAGCCTTTCTTTAGCCTGGCTGTTTACTTGCTCAGAATGCGCGTACCAGCCTTTCAGATACCCCGCCCAGAAAATGCCGGCGCATACAGCCAGCACGCCACCAACAATTACCAATTTGGTTTTTCCGTTCATTCGTATAGCCCCCAGCACGTCAAAGCACTTTCCTGATCCCGGCGGTCAACCTGCCCGTAGCAGCCATTCTTCTGGCCTTTTGTCAGTCGGCAATCCCGGCCACCGTCGAACACCCATCGCCGGATCTCCGCGCATGCACCTTTGCGGTCACCGGCATTTAGTTTGCGGTAGAACGTCGAGGGAAAGCATTTTCCCGGGCCGATGTTGTAGGGGCAGAAGCTGGCAATCCCGACCTTCTGCGGTGGCGTAAGCGGAACGTGCACATTCTTTTCAACCCACGCCAGCGCCTTATCGCGCTCAATAGCATTAACCTTCCTGCACTGTTCTTCAGTTGCTCTTTGGCCCTTAATAACACGCTTACCATCTATAACGGTTACTCCATGGCACAACGACCACACCCCCCCAGGATCAACAACGGCCACCAGCGCGTTACCTTCTTTTTCGCTGATAAACTGATCGAACAGCACCGGCGCAGATGCACCGGCGGCCAGAAGTGCCAGCATTGCGGCACTGAACTTAGCTTTGTTGCTCATAGTCCTGTGCCTTCCGCCGGTCGTCTTTGATTTTGAAATACAGATTGGTGAGGTAGGTAAGCAGTCCAAAAACAATACTGGCCATAACGCCTATAGCCGCCCACTGGCTGGGACTTACCTTATCGAGAAGTTGCAGCAGCCAGTAGCTGCCGCTAACTGTGGATGTTATATACGACGTTCCCGCCGCTACATCCGGTAAATTCTTCATTCGCATGCCTTACCCCCACGGGGAACACTGTATGTAGTGATGTGAGAGTAAGGCGTTGGTCAGGTCGGAATCCTGACTATATTATATTGATGTAAATTCTATAAAGGTTCATACCCAACTTGTTCCATTGAATATTTTTCCCTCCGGAAAATCGCCTGGAGGGATCTTGGTTGTGTTTTCAAACTGTATGTACTTAGGCTCGATTGAATATCTATAACCTATCCAAACAGCCCTTTCATCAACCCCAACATCAGGAGGAATTGGAGGGTTTCCATCTTCATCGTAATATCCTTTGTCGATAGGATCATCGGGGAAATTAAACATAGGATTGATTACAGTCTCTATTTCACCGAGATATAGCCCGTTTTCGTCGTATCGATAAAGCGTCGCCATTTAAATCGCCTTTTTGAATTCACATAAAATGAAGTTTGCCAGTGCCACACCAGATGAGTTACGAACCTCAAACGTGTAGTAGCTGACTTCTTTTGCAATCGGGCGGACTATAAGATCCTGATTCATAATCTGCGCGATAATTTCCGGTCTGTAAAAGGTTGATTCAAATGGAGCAGAAAAATTAACCTTGTATCTTCCATCCGAAATAAGCTCTACTGAGCAATTAATTGCTCCCTGAGAGGAAATTGAACCACTAACGGTTTGGCCAAATGAGCATGCTGCGTAGGCATCCCGCAACGCATTAAGATTGCGTGGGCGATTTCTTGCTATATATCCAGAGCACACTGTAGAAGGGTCAACACGACCGGTAGGGGTCTCATCATTGAAAAGGCCATAGTAAGATGTTGTACTGCCGCCGGCATAAACGCCAGTGGCGTTGTAATTTGAACATCCGTTTATGCGCCCGTTTCCTCCGTTGGCTGCTGCAAAAAGTCCTGCTCCGTTGTTATAGCAGTTGCCATTGAGTGTGAAGTTGGCGCAGTTCAGAACCTGAACTCCCCACCCCTGAGAGCTTAAAGAGCGGGGCGATGCATCAAAGTAGCTGCAATTCGTTATGTTCCATCCGTCAAAGGCTGCGGCCTGACTGACGCCCATACCAGATGCTCGCATGTTCTGGGCACCGTTAATATAGACCCCGTGAGACTGAGTTGAAACGACATCAACATCAGACACGCTTACTCGCGTCAGTTTTTTACCTGATATGAAAACACCATGTGAATAGCCCGTTCCTTTGACATTTTGAACCGTTACTCCTGTGACGTTTGTGGCGTCATTAATCGCCTGTACGCGCACGACATCACGGACGACATTTCCGGATTTAATGGTGACACCATCAACCAGAATATCTACGGTTGAAAAGGTTGTGGCTCCCTCCTCATTGAAGATAACGCCAGATGCGAGCATGGAATAGCCAATGACGTTTCGTATCACGGCATTCCGCTGATCTCGCGTCTCAGTCGTGCAGCCAACCATATCGTCACCAGACTCAATATCAGCGCCATGTAGTGTAAAATTCACGCAATCAAGGAAATGAATACCGTCCCGCCCACCATATAGTGTGCCGCCGCTTTTTCTGTGCCGATAATTAACCACGCTCACGTCTGTACATTTTTCGAATGAAGTAGCCCAGTCGCCGGTATGACTTACCTCACAGTTAATCATCCTTATATCAGTGCAATTAATAAACCGTACGCCACGGATATTCCGCTTTGAGGTCACACCGGCGTTACAGCCACCTTCTATTACCAAATCCTGCAGAACAATATCAGACGCACCTGTAGTTCTGAGCACGGTAAGCATTTCCGCCCCACTTGCCGAAACCGCATCCGGAGATGACAAAATACAGTTCGGCCCAAGGCCGATTAGCCTGGTGCCAGAGACAAGGGAAACGGTCGATTTTAAATAATGCTTTCCTGGTGGGATCAGAACATGCGGAGAAACAGACAGCGCTTTGTTCAGTGCCGGAGCATAATCAGTGCCATCGGTCGGGGACCAGTAATCATGCAGGCTAACAAAATCACGTAACCTGGCCGCGACTGTTCTGGCTACAGCAGAATCACCGGCAAGATAGGCAATCAGCCACGCTCCCTGGCCCTCTTCGCTTGAACCCAGGTTTGAACGAAGAGTCGCATCGGTGACATCCAGCCACTTTCCTTTACCCCGTCCGCCAGCCGTATCCGGTGTGCTACCTGGTAAAACGATCTTCGGCATTGCCCCATCCCAGCGCCAGTATTCATCCGTGGATTCCCACAGAAGAACCTCAAAGCGTTGAGTGAGTAGCGAACCTTTTTCAAACGAGCCAATTGCCGGAACATACCCCCATAAGCCAGTTCCCGCAGGATCCTGCAGTTTCGGCTGCCCGGCACCATCAAAGCCCAACCCCTTCCAGGCTCGTTCTTCTGCCGACGGTAGCTGGTTAATAGAGGAATCAGGAACACGCAGAGAGCGTTTAAAGTTGCTGGCTATCTGCTGCTGCAAACCATTATCTGCTGAATCAACATAGTTCTTCGTGGCCGCATCTTGTGCCTGTGAGGGATCACGCAGATTACGAATACGGTTGTTGAGCGCGTCATAATAGTTAGCGAAAATATTTGGCTTTTTCAGAGCCAAAGAATCCCACCACCAACCAAATTTTTGGATAAGCATCGTCAGCTTATCAAGCGCACGTTCGTGGCTTGTCGCTGGAAACTTACCGGTCGCCTGATAACTGGTTAACTGCGTCGCATCAGGATCACGATAAATCAGTAGCGTCGCGCCACTATGCGCTGATAGCAGAGTTAGCTGACCGCCATCCTTATCGCCAGCACCATTTAGATAGTAATCAACGTCAACTGTCAGCGTGGTTTTGTTAAAATCGTCACCGTTCTGCGTATACAGTTCCGCGACAATATGCCCGTTTTCAATGAAGTAGAAAGGGATATCAAAGGGGCCAGTGCTGGTTGATAGCTGATACTCAACCGATGAAGTGTCGTTCTCGACCATCATCTACTCCAAAACAGTTCGACATGTGTGGCATTGTCAGAATCGTTTTGAAGCTGGGCAAAAATAAGGCCGCAATATGCGGCCAGGACGGTAGAAGATTTCGGAGTTACGCGGTAGGTTCAACGGTCTCAACCACAGGAAGATCAGGAATGACCAGTTCGGGGGCGTTGGTTTCTAAGTATTTAGCGATAACTGCCGCCTTAATATCAGAATTGTCGTTAACGATCTTTGCCACATCAGCAATAGTCAGTGAAATGGTAATAGCTGTCATATCCAGTTCCTTTATGTTGGTTTTCGGTTGGTGCTTCGTCAGAAGCCATTTGATGATGTTCATTTTTTCTCACCGCAAAGAGCGTCCCATTTATCGTTGTGGGCGTTGATTTGCCGCACGGTTCTGATGTCCATAACCTCCGGATCTTTCCCGTGGGTGATGATGGTGCTGAATGCGGTGCACGCAGAATCGACGGTGACGTATCTAATTGTCGGAGTGGTACTTTGATTGCTGCATGCGTTCGCGAGCAGCGCTATCAGAAACAGACTGGTTATCCTGCTCAACATTTTTCACCACCTTAACGATATCTGCCTGGCGCTGGGTTGCCGCCTCGGCCTGTTTAGTAACTTCCTGCGCCGCCTCGACATCAGCCTTTGCCTGCGTCTGGGTGGCACCAACTTTCTTCCCGGTAAACCAGGAAGCCACTAATGCGATCACCACTGCGGTGCCGGCGGCGATATAACCCCAGCCACCGGACAGAAGAGAGAGAATTTCGGTCATTGCGGCGCCCTCATCGAATCAGCCCGGTCCTTTAACTTTGTCTGCCGGACGAACTGAGCCAGCACGGCCAGTACGATCATTGCCTGGCTGATGAAGCCCAGAATGTTCGTTGGAAGATAGCCTTTAATATCCGGCGGAAGGATAGCCCACGCCTGCAGGGCCGCATCCGGGAACGACTGAACAAACGCGCCCAGCGCTGTACCGATGGAAGCCAGCCAAACAGACCACGTTTTAAAAAGCAGGCGGGCATGACTGACAAACTCCAATGAGGAGTATTTACGGATCAGCAGCAGGACGATAATTGCGAGCAGCACAAACCCGGCAAAGATAATCAATTTCATAGCGTCACCCTGTTGAACCATCCAAAAGTAAATACTTCGTTAGCTGCTCTCTGCTCTGAAAGCTCGATATAACGGGCACCCTGCAGGCTGTTAAGTGCTTTGAGCATAACTGTAGTGCCGATTTCGCCCCTGGCGAAAAGGTAGCTGCGCAATGCGGCAATGGTTCGCGGTCCGATCTGCCCGTCAGCAACGATATCCGCGTACAGCCGCCCCTGGTTGTTCATCACATTCAAAACTCGCTGCAGGAATTTTGCGGCTACCGCCGGCCCCATATTCACTCCGGTATCGCACAGCTCAGCGGCAATAGTCGGTGACAGCGCAGATACCTGATCGAAACGCGGGCCAGTCCAGTAGTCAGCCTCCAGGATATCCAGCGCCTGCTGGCGTGTCAGGTTGCGCATATCGCCGTTATAACCGTGGGCCCGGGCGACGGCCAGGGTTATTCCCCAGTTCGTCGGTCCGCCTTTATCGTTCGGGTTATTCACGTAGCCGCCCTCTTTCCCAAGAATGGCGTTAAAAATTTCGTCTTTGGTCATGGGATCATCCTTCCGACAACTTGCCGCGGCGGTACGCCAGCCATTTGAAGTAGATGTTTACGAGAAAGGTCAAAGCGGTGAACACCAGGCTGCCAATGACGCCAATGGCTGCCCACTGGCCGGGGGTGTATGAATCAAGCAACTGCGAAAACCAATACGTAGCGCTGGCCGTTGACGTCCCGTAGGTTATGACCTCGGAAACTCTGTGTGTCATTTTCATCGTTCCTTACCTCCCGGCCGGGATGGCTGATTTAAAGGTGGCAGTGACGATCTTGATGAAGCAAGCGGGTACTGGGCAAAAATACGGCCGCACATGGCGGCCGATGGGGGGCAGAGAATGCAGGGTTTGATAGCTGTCAAATCCAGGTGGATGGCGATCCGGTTTTCTGTCTGAAAAAGTCACTAAACTCAATAATTGCGGCTTTATAGGGCTTGCTAAAATGATTTATGCAAATATTATCCAGGAGTTTCTGATGCTTAACTCTTTTATCTAACGCAACCAGATACCCACAAAGAACACCACCGAATATTACGCTCAAGATGATATTGTCTGTGGGATAAAAAATAAAATTGAAAATTACACCGATTAATAAAACAATCGAAAAGATACCTAAATTCCTTTCTATTGCGCGCGTACGATAATACTCATTTTCTGCGGTTAAAGCCTGTTCCCGCTCTGTCAATGGCATAAATCCCCCGACTATTGATGGTCATCGCCCAAGCATAAACTGCGACGGCGGGATAATAAAGTCGTTTCCCTGCTCTTCCTTCACACGTTGCTGATAACGCTGCAGTGAGCCAGGCGACATCCATTCCCTCATCTGGTTTAGGATTAGGAAGTCCATCACCGGCCGCACGATGTGCAGATTCATGTAAGGGGTGTGATTTATCGCAAAGTTAAAGTAATCAGCGGCTTTTGCATCACCCTGTTTCGTTAGCCCAAAGAGGTTTATAGCCTGCGCGGCATCGGATGCAAAGGGGCCGGCCAGCGACATCGCTGGGGTATTACCGAACCGATTGTATTCGCCAAAGAGAAAATCGCCCAAGATGCCCAAACCGCCACCCTGCGCCATAGCCGCTGTCCATGTACTGACGTTGTCGGCCGGACGCGGGGTCTGCCCCCTCAACATGAGCTTCGTCTGCATGGAGAGATAACCAAAAGCCGTCGCCCATAGGAAAAGCTGGGCAACGCCCATCAGTTCACCGTTTCCATTGCGCATCGCACGGGTCAGTGCGTTATTGCGGAAGGTATTATTCTGGCTTAGTGAACCAAAATCATAACCACGACCGTAGAGCTCGCGACCGATCGCATTCTGCATAAAACTGGCAGTGAATGATTTAAACTGCCATGCAAACCGGAGCATTTCGCCATAGGCGGTTCCGCGCTGCATACCTTGCTTCATGATCGACATTGTACGCGCATCCGGTTCGTTCAGAGCTACGCCAACGCGATCGAGAATATAGCCGCGGACCTTATCGGAAAGAAGATCCCTCGCATATTCTACCGAGCGGTCATTAATTTTTATGCCGCGGTTGGTGAGATAATTTTCGATATCCGTGCGGGGGATATCCGCCACTCCGTCCGGCGTCATGTAGGCATTGCCATCTGCAGCGCGCAGTTTCATTTTACTGAGCGCAGCCCACTCGTTTTCTTCAATACCATGCATCGACAGAACCCGGCGCAGCTCATCTGGCACATCACGGAAAGACTTTCCAGCATGCGCCCCCATCCACTCAGAAACCATCATTCCCGTACTATAGCGGCTGCTGTTCGTCCACCAGCTTTGCAGGTTCAGCCGAAAATAATTTCGCATCGCCCTGTTAACTCTACCGGGCATCGAATTGTCAGCGCTGAAGCGATAAATTAACTCGTCTTTCATCGCATCAGCATGCAACCCGATCGATTTAAGAACCTGCTGGCGTTCCGCATTTTTCCAGCGCGTCAGCTGCACTTTATTTGCCGTGGCTTCCCAGACCGAGCCCAACATATTTCGTCCCTGATAACGCATCTCCATTGCCTGGGTGGCAATATCGTTGAAGGAAGAAATCATTGAGCCGCCAAGCTTCATCATGGTTTCTATCGCGCGCGTGGTGGCCGCAACGCGGGCAAGCGCGGCATTACCAGGAATATTTGTCTGGCCTGTTATCTCTTTCAGCTGATTGGTCAGGGAGGTGTTTCGTTTCTGCCGGAACTTGTTTAACGCCGTGTCATCTTTCGCGTCTTTGTAGCGCTGTTCTATGCGATCGGCCAGTTCGTTAAACATGTTTTCGGGATTGGTACCCATGCGGCGCATTACGCCTGTAGTTTCTGCCGAATGAATCAGGCCACTGCCTACCGCTTCACGGAGGTTTCCCACGCCAAATTTATCGTTATACCGGTACCAAGAAAGCCCGTCTTTGAAATGCAGCACTCGCTCCTGACTGGCACGACGCGCAACATTACTGCCCCCGCCCTTAAAGCCGCTCATCCAGTCCGGCCGATCAGAACGTAGGTGAACCCCGGAGGACAGGCCAACGTAGACATTATGCAGAAAATCATCAATGACAGCCTGTGATGGTGACAGCCCGCCCGATGCAGTCGGATCAAAACGCGGCGTTCGCCCGGCGACACTCACCCACTCGCCGCCGTCGTTCCGGAAACCGACGATATCACCGAGATCGATATCCTGTCCGTTCGCCAGCAGATTACCGTCACGAAAGTTCGCCCGTACAACCTGCCCGTTACCACGCATGAGATCGACGTTTTCACTGACGACACCTTTAATGTAAAAACGTCCGTCTGCCCGCTGCGCCAGTGCGCCAACATTTTCAGGCTTTAACGGTTTTGCCGGCCGCGCTCGTCCATAAATTTGGTCTTCCGTCATTGCCTTGGCTTTCCGTACCGTCAAACCATTCTGGCCGTTGATGTCCAGGCCTTCGAAAGTGCGCTGATCGAGTTCTGGCAGAATGGTATCGCGCCATGACTCAAAACCGGCGGTACGGATCTTATGGATATCGTGGGACTGCCGCGCGATATAACCCGGTATTTTGCCGATAGCGGCACCGGCGCGATTGGAGTCAACGCGAGCCTTTTCCTGCCACTTATCCAGAATGTGTGCAATTTTTATCGCATCCTCGGGAAGATGGCTTACATCCTGCTTATTGCCCAGGCGCCACATGGCATCTGCCACACTTTGATCAAGAGAGCCATTGGAAAAAACAGGCAGCACACCCTGCTCCTCCAGGTCATTCGCCAGTCCAGAAATATAATGATCACGCAGCTGGCGCATGTTGTTAAATGCGCTGTCGCGGGAACCGGATACCGCCTCATTGCGCCCAACCATAATCGCGGATAAAGCCAGGTCCGGGCGCCCACCAAAAGCGTCTATGCGCTGAAGATTTTCATGCAGCAGACGCATATTTATTACCCGGTTACGGGCCTCGATATGCTTCGCCAGAGCATCATCACGCGCAATTTCATCGGCTGCACGGAGCGCGGCTTCTTCGAGAGATAACCCCTCATTTTCGGCGCGTATGCGGGAAACCGTTGATTCCATCCGTGATACCAGGTCCTGCATCTCATCTTCAGCCAGCTGCCGCCCGGCGGCCGTGTTTACTGCTTGCTCGCAGGCAGTTAAAAATTCACCCTGTGCCATTAAATCGCTCTCCTCAACATACATGCGGCAAATGCCCGCGCTGCCTGGGCAAAACTCTGGTCACCCGCAGCGGCATTTATTTCCGCAAGGTGGGCGTTTATCTCTGCCTGATTTTCCAGTCCGTTAAAATGGGCCTGGGCCAGTTCCATTTCAGATTGCAGATCTTCCTGCGCCGCCCGCAGTTCGTCGTCTCCGCGCTGCTGGATGGTTCTCTCTGCATCGGCACTCGCTGCCCGCGCGGCCGCATCAGAATGACGCTGGTTATCGGCCTGTGTCCGAAGGCGGTTCAGTGCTGTATTTCTTTCTGCCGGATCGCCAAGACGAAAGAAATCTTCAATATCAGGTGAATATCCGTCCGCAGCTTGCCTGATCGCTGAACGAAAAGCGTTCTGCCGGACAAAGATATTAGACTCGTTGAAGCGTTCTGCCGCCGTTTTTACACCACCGGCAACAGGCGAAACCTGAAGCCCCTGTTTAATCTGTGCAGACCTGCCAGCAATCAAATCCGCGAAATCCTCCGGGATCTCACCACGATCAAGCTGGCGTAATTTACCTCTGGCAACTTCTGCATCACGATTAGAAGCCAGTTCATCGCGCAGACGTGCGTTTGTTTCTTCGGTCTGCCGGCGCCATGCGTCAACATCTTTTCGCGCCCGGGACTCCGCTTGCTTGCGCGTCATGCGTTGGCCCTGATACTGCTTTGATAAATCCCGGAAACGCTGTTCTTCCTGCTGTATGGCTAACTCATTTTCACGAATCTGACGGTTAATTTCTCCCACCCAGGGTGACTGACCATCAAGCTGCGCAGCTAAAGATTCGCGGTAAGGTTGAATATTTTCATTCCAGGCTCGTGAATACGCATAATCATCAACCCTGCTGTTAATAGTTCTTGCCAGGTCCGTTTGAGCATCAGCAAAGCGATCGTTAAACCCAGGGGCATTATCAGGGGTTAATCCTGCAGAGCTAACCGCATCCGCCTGCCCTGCCGGCGCAGCATCTGCAACCGCCTGCGGATTATCCTGTTGAAAACGCGCCTGGCGCCTGGCGGCAATAGAATCACGAACGGCGCCGCCAAAAGCATGCAGGCCGCCGCCGGCGATCGTGTTCATAAAGAAATTTTCCACCGCCTGCCCGAGAGTGTAATCATCCCCTTCAGACGCTGACGCCAGAGCATTAATAGGTTCGGCAACCAGAGACTGGACGGCACCGGCGCTGGCCCCCTGTACAAATCGCTGAGCAAACCTGCCGGCTACGCTGGCAGCTTTCACCTCTCCCAAACCAGGAACAAACCCCAGAGCAAGATTACCCGGATCCGTCATTGCCCCAGCCAGACCCGCGGTAAAAATAAGAGGAGTAGCCACACCGGAAGGCGCGGATTGCAATATAGCCCTTCGTTCCCGTGTTGCCCGGTTTGTCTCGGTTACATGGTCCAGGTATGCCTGTGTTACACCCTGTTCTGGAACTTTGATATTTTTAATACCCAGCGCGTCAAACTTTTGCTGAGCCGTCTGCTGATCAACCAATGGAGATGTTGGATCATTCGCATAGGCTTCAGATTCTAAAAAACGATTCCCGGCGTTGGCTGGCCCCGATCGCATCCCTTCTGAAAATGCAGCCCCCAGAGCCTGACCGAATCCACTTTCGAAATTACTTCCCGGCTGCTGCAGGCCAGACCCGGCGTCACCATCATCAACGAATATTGGCATTGGTATCCCTCATTCCTTCAGCAAATGACACGCCGCTTTGTGACTGTCCGCCATAGGTTTCCCGCAGCCCCTGAAGTTTCTGCGCGCGCGCATCTCGTTCAGTTCCTGGTGTATACGGCGTCTCCTGGGATGCGAATTTTTTAACGCTCTGCCACCAGGAGGGATCAGCTTTCGCCATTTTGTCGAGATCGGCAAAGCTGACGGTAACCGGATTGCCGTCGGCATCATTCTGTACGTTGTTTCCAAGGTAAAGCACCAGCCCGGAATCATCGGAATTATTCACCCAGTGAGCGTTATTTTTCACCTCGTAAAGCGTCTGCGATTTGGTGAATTCGTCAGGCGTTTTACTACCAAAATTAAGAGGCTGAAGCTGATCGGCTGTCAGTTTGTCTTTAAACAGACTAGCGCCGCGGGCAATATAATCAGGCTGATAGCCAAGATATGTCGGGACGCGATACGTATCGTTGACAGTGTATTGACTGGTGAACATATCGGCAGCAGCCTGCTTTGCTGCCGCGCTGGCATCCATTCCACGCAATACGTTGATCATCGTCAGCCGCTGCCCCTGTTCGTCCAGCGTGGACCAGCTTCCTGCCCCGCCGGGCTGCACAAGCATCGTCTGACGGAAATCTGCAGACGCATCGGCCCATTCTTGCGTTACTGAGGAATCCGATCCTTTCCCGTTTTTCGCAATCACGGACTCTTTCAGGCTGGCCGTTGGCGTGTTCCTTTCCTGCCACAGCGGCACACTCGCCCGCGGGTTTCCAGATGATAATGCACCAACCAGAGGACCATTTTTACTCTGCCCCATAATCTGCCGGCCAACTGCCTGAGAATATGGACCAAAAGCGTTCAGCTGCTGCCTGATGGATTCAACCGTTGTTTCTTTGTTGTTGTTAAATCCTTCGGCCATAGCCTGAGCGATTGAGTCAGGAAGCACCTTCTGGCTATTAATCCCGAATCGGTTTTTCTCTGATTGCACTGAGGCGATAAATGATTGGGCCATAGTCGAATCTGAGGGGTTTTGTTGCCATGCGCTGTATGCCTGCTGCACCAGTGGGGAGTTTTTCATAAACCACGAGCCGGGATCACTTTTTCGCTGTTGCGTTACCTGCTGCAACTGGGCGGTAGCTTTCTGGTACAAAGACAACTTGCGATCAAAATCCGGGTCATTAGGTTGCGGGTAAAGCGCCTGAACACTCTGCTGCGCCATCGCGACAGGCTGCGTCATTATCGTGTTATATGTCGGTACCAGCGCTTTTGTCGCTTCATACTCATCATATTGGCGGTTGAATTGTTCAAGCTGTGGCGCGGTTGCTCCCTGCGGCAGATATGAGAGATATTCCTGGCGAGTGACGTCACGTGTGGGCATGATCCCGTTCTGCATCTGAGCCATATTGTTTTGCATGGTGTCCTGCAGGTTCTGCATGCCGTACGCGCGCTGCCGGTTTACTTCAGCGGATACCTGACCTAAAAACTGGCTCTTCTGCTCCGGACTCGCATTCTGATACCAGGGCATTTTCTGGATCTGCGATATCTCAGCTTCCGGCGGCAAAGACTGAGCACGGCTTAAAACATTCATGGTGTAATTACGGGTTTCGCTAAAAGGTATCCCGGCAATAAACTGATCGCTGGAAATCTCCCCTTTATTGGGATCCCCTAAACGAAGGAGCGCCGGATTTTTTCCGGCTTTATTCGTACCGTTAATCCAGTCATCTACCGCACCCGGCCCGGCGTTATATGCAGCTACCGCGAGCGCCTGGTTACCCCCGTATTTTTTGGTAAGATCCTGGTGATATAGCTGACCTATTTGCATGTTGTAACTGGCGTCAGACATAAAGCGTTGTGGATCCCACTGCATGCCATGTTTTTTGGCCGTTTCTTCAGCTGTTGCTGGGAGGACCTGCGCTATCCCCATGGCGCCAGCCGGCGAGGTAAGCGTTTGACCATTGCCATTAAACTGCCGGCCGCCAGATTCCGCAGGGATCATCGCTGAGAAAACTTTGTCAGATGAAAGGTCGCCAGGGGTGAAAGTCGTTGGAGAGGTAAGTTGTTTTGTCCGCCAGTCTGCAATATATGCCTGCGTGGCGTTCTGAGACATCTGCTGATCAAGTCTGGCTATCCGGCCGTTTACTTCATCATCAGATTGTCCGTTTGCAGCACCGTAGGTCCGGATAGCATCAATCGCCTTTGCCCTGGTAACGGCATAGTTTCCCGGATCGCTGCGATAAGTTTCGGCATCATTCACAGCCATCTGCAGACGTCCATCCAGTTGCCCACGGCTGTAGTCCTGAAATTGCTGATATTCATGCGAATCGGCAGAACTCTGCAGCTGCAGGCGTGTTGCCGCTACCTGCCTGTTCCAGTCATCTCGCCTGCCTTCTGGTATGGTCTGCCCCAGTGTGCCGGCGGCCTGATCAAATTGCTGTAGGGCATCATCAGAAGAGCCAATAGCATTTTGCCCTTGCTTCTGGCGAACCTGGTTAAAAAGGTTGTATTTGATGGTGTCCAGTTTCAACGCGCCGTCCTGTAAAGCCGTGTCTGAAACCTGTCGCGTAATAGACGCTGTTGCCCTGGCGGCGGCATCCGCACCAGTATTCAGCATCTGCTGATCGGTTGTGTTATTGGGTAATTCCACCGGCCCGGCGCCAAGCCCTTGTGTCGTCACCTGACGATCGTAAAAAGGTAAGTTAGGCATTTTCGCGTCCTATTTCTGTCCGTATTTTGCGCCAAGGAACGTGCTACCAATCTGCGCGTCCGCCCCCAGGAACCCCAGCAAACCCGGTCGTGACGCTTTCGACTGCTGGCGTGTGGCGCTGGCCTGATTCTTCAGCGCGTCAGACTGGAGGATGCCCTCGTTAGCTACCGCGTTCGCATCTTCCTGTATGTTAAGCGCTGTCTGCCGGCGCAGTAGCGCATTAGTGCCGCCAAAGCCGGTACCGCTCGCAGCAATGCGCGCATCCTGATCTCCCTGAAATTGCCCACCGCGGCGACGAATAAGCGCCGACTGCTGGCCTGTGTTTAAAATGGCCTGGTTTGCCTGCTGGTCAAGCAGCTGCGCGTTGGTGTTCAGTCCACTGGATTGCTGCCGCGCGCTGCTTAGCGATGAAAATGCGTTTAATGCAGAGCTTGAGGTTTGTGCTATTGGCGCTGCATTGTTTTTGAAACTGTCGCCGACCGTCTGCCAGTTTACAGAATCCATAAATTACCTCGTTATCGCCCACAGAGTTGAATCCTCGCCCCGGTGGTTGAACTTCTTCAGATATCCTTCACATTGCATACCCAGCATCGCCAGCATTCTTTCACCTTCCGGGAATGTGGTGCTGGCCTCAATACGGTGATAGTTCACCAGCGCCTTGTGTAGTTCCCGGCGGGTTGCCCTGAATATCTCCGGCCAGAGATGAGGAATGTCAGCTGAAATAATCATCCAGGCGCACCCGATACCGCTGTCGAAAACCAGTCCATATTTATCCGCTGGCACAATGCCACCTATAGCCACAGGCTGGCCGTTGTGCAGACAGGTAAACGCGCCGACGCTGGCTATGTTCCCCGCGTGCTGCTCATTCCTGATACTACCGACCTGATGCGGTTGCGGCGTAATGGCCGCCAGGTGCCACGGCTCAAACGAAACGATCATCAGCCACCTAGCAACATTTTCTGACCTGAAGTATTAACGGCGGTGCCAGAGGCTCCCGTTACGTTTCCCTGATTCCCCTGCCGCTGCCGGCGACGCAGCAGATCATCAGACTCAGCGATAGAGGTATCCTGAGTAACCGGCGATGAAGGCTTTATTACTGAACCTTTTTTGTTGGCATTGGATATCGCTGAATAAGTACCCACCCCAGCAGAAAGAACAGCGGCGCCAGCAGTCCATGTTGCGGGATCGGCTTCCAATGTGGATTTACGTTTAAACAGCATGATCACCTCACGATTGAAAATAACCTGGCGTCACAGCCAGGCTGATAACTGCGGATAATAGCGTCTTGCTGGTAACTGAGCATTTTTGCGACGCGGGCGGATAAGTTATCGGTGCAGATGCATTCCACTCGATGATTTTCGGCCAGCGCGATTTCGGTAAATTTCCGGGCAGTGCGGAAAATATGAACGGGGAATACCTCTGCGCCGGGGACGGTATTTAGCCAGAGTCTGACACGCCCAGGTGCTATCTGGATGGCACCGCCAGCCGCAAGTGTCTTATCTCCGTATTCCATCGCAAACGACGGGAAAGATACCAGCGCCGCAACAGCTTCCTGCGGTAATGGGTCTTGGAATATTTCATGAATGTGGAACTCCTCAAGGCGGACAATTACGGGTTCAGTCATCTTCAATCTCTCCGACTGGATCGATGCTGACGATGGTCATTGGCTGCGGAAGGTCCTGAACAATACGGATACTGCCATTTTCATTAAACTCGCCCGGCCACGGAACGGTTACCACACCATTAAACAGCGAGGGCACCTCATCCATATTGTCGGAATAATCCCTGGCGCGAAGTTTATCCAGATACTTGCCGCCATCATCGCCGAACTTACCTCCCAGCGTATCGAGGAAACGCAGCCGTGCTTTGGCAAAGCGTTTTATGCCACCTTCCAGCGGTAGGGTAACGATTTCAGCCGCGTTATTGAGGCCGACATGCACCACCGATGATTCCCAGTCGAGCGTTATTTTTCCGTCGCTAACCAGCCGGGATGCGTGCGTCGCGCCATCGGTTACCACTGCAACGGTTTGCCCTTCCAGGAACTCCAGGCCGGATATAACGGTTGTCGCATCACCGTTATACGTCGCCATACAATCCAGTACCCGCGCCCATTCTTGGGTGATAAACGCGCTGTCATATTCCGGCAGCATGTATTCCAGATAGCGTACCGTTGCGCCGTTTATGGTTCGCCTTACTACCATCCACAACTCATCACGGCCGCCGTCAATATCCGGAATGACCTTGATGCTTTCTACCGTTCCCCCAGTCTCGTGCTCATGCCAGCCAGTTATATTTTGCTCGGCATCATATGTAAGGCCCAGAAGCTTACCCTCTTCCAGTAATACCCAGAGAATGCGGTTAGGCTCTTGCTGGTACGCCAGTGCAATAATTTCTGAAGTGAAAATATGTGGCGCCAGAATGCTGGAGTTTGTCGCAGAAAATGAATCGCTGCCGGAATCATAGGCGGCAATCATTACCTTACGCCCGGCACGCTGCACAAACGCAACGCGATCAAACAGACGCTCTGCCTGTACCTCGTTGCTTCCGATTGTGCTATTGAGTTCTACCTTCGTATTTCCGGCACCGAAAACAGATGTCAGGCTTTGCTCGCCGTAGGAAAATTCATACCCAGCGGTTCCGATAAACACTTTGCCGGCAGACGCTACAAGCCATTGCATAGTGTCCTGCGTATCATCGATACGGTCATTTATTGAGTCGTCGCTTTCAGCCTCATAACCATTTGTCATTGGGCTGAAGTTCTGCAGATCACCCGCGACGCTGGACCATATTTTTTGCCGGCCAGCGAAGACCAAGCGCCCCCGGAAAAACGCGGCAAACTGGGGATATCGGAGAACATCAGACCAATCCCCGAACGCGTATTTATATGTTTTGCCAACGGTGTTTCTGACACTAGGTGGTAATTCAGTGACAATCTTTCCGGTTGCGGATGTGGCGCTGTTGACTGCCGTTATCTCAATGATCCCCCAACCACCACCTGAATAACGCCAGAGTGACGCATCACCGCCGCTACCATCCCTGTGAGCGCCAGCTGTCCATGTCGGTTGCGTATTACCGGTCTTGGTGCCATCCATATCTTCGTAATATTTGCCATCTGAACGGCAGAAGACACCAGCAGAGAATGTTTCCGTCGTGCCGGCGGCCCAGGCGGGTATGTAACCGCTATGACCGGTATCATCATCCACTGCGTCAGTGCTGGCCTCGATGTAAAAAAGACACCCTACATGCGAAGCCTGAAAAATATCGGTGTTGGCCGTGATGTTGCACAGGCTTGTAGTGGTTGGTGTGCCATCAGGCAAATCGTTGCCATCCTCAGACCAGATCCTGAACTGATCGGTGTAAACGACGCTGGATTTGTCAGAATTAATATCAGCGAACGGTCCCCCGGAAAATTTTGCTTTTGACAAACTCCAGTTTGTATTTGTGTTTCTGGTCAGCTTATAAACAGGGTAAAGACCGTTTGTGCAGGTGATATAAATCACGTCCGCTGATTGCTGCAGCGATAAACCAAACTTCCCGTTGCGTGTTAAATCACCAGCCCCCCAAGGTGTCGGAACTTCCAGAATATTATTATCGTCGTCCAGGAGCTGAGTGTGGTTAAACCAGAAACGGATATATTCTGGCCCAAATTCAAGTATGAAGGCCTCTGTGGTACTGAACTGGAATGAGGACAGCCAGACGCGCTGTGTGCTCTCCTTCACGGAACCAACGTATTGCGTACCGCCTCGGCGACGCGCTGGCCCCTGTGGCAGAGGTATAAAGTTTTTCATACGCTTGACGGCACTGGCCCATTTATCAAAATCGACCTGTCCATACATTACCGGCGAAAGTATGCCGGCATTGAAGCTGCGTTTTATGGGGCGGATTTTTGCCATTACAAACGGGCCTCCATCCATGTTGAGGGCGGAAATTTTTCGCTTGGCTTCTCAATGGCGTTGGCGCGAACTGCGCCGGAGATAATCATCTGAAATTCATCAAGCAATGACGATTTCAACGTGTCTTTCCCGGTCACCGCCTTACAGGAACGGATTGCCAGCATGCACGCCAGCGCGTCAACAAAGGTGGAATCGAACTTAGAAGCATCGGTCACCCTGGCCCGATAGCGCAGACTTAACGGCGGCGGTAGGTTCGTAAGCAGCTCCCGCCCCTCGATTCTGTATTCAGCGGTTACCAGGCGCGGATCGTACTCGGTGAAATCGTGGCCATAGTACATATCACCAACCGATACCAGTACCATTAAATCAACAGGCAGCTGATAGGCGTATTGATAGTCAATGACAGGCGTTTTATTTAGCGGGGTGAGCTGGACGCTGCGGGCGCAAAAATTCCATGCATATTCGCGCTGTAATTTTTCGAGGAGTGGATTGTAAATCAGGTTCATCACGCGCGTGTTTTTATCCTGTTCACCCCGATCCATGAGATGATCGGATCCCAGGAAGGAAACCAGCGCCAGATTCATGATATCTGTCTGACCGGTCATCATAATACCTCATAAAAAAGCAGGGGCCGCAGCCCCTGAAAACGCACTAACTCCACCCAAATTAAGCGTTGCTGAGATTAAGCGCGGCGAACTCGACGTTATTGGCGTAAGAACGCCAAGTCTGAGCATCTTTCGTGATGAATGCATCCACTGCGCCCGCGGTGAAAGGCCCTGTTGCCACGGTATATTGCAAACTTAAAAATCGCTTATAGTCGGCCGAGGGCAACGCCACGACAACCGCAGGCCTTCCGGCCTTGAGAGTTGCCACTGCTTTTGCCGGGGTCGAGAAAATCACAGTTGGTGTGTCGCTTTTGTCCTCGTTGGCATAAGCGCGCAACTCAATCGCGAGCGTCGCAGCCCCTGCAGCCGCGAATGTGACCGACGGAATCACAACCAGAAAAGTCGGCTCGCCTGCCCCCGCATCAATCAAAGTGTTGTAATTAAACGCCGGGTTGAAATCGATAATGTTCGTGCTGGCTGCCGAGGCGGTGATCACCTGGGAGTCAGAAAATTCAAGCTGGGCATCTACAAACATGGTTATCTCCTGAAAAAGTAAACCGGAAAATCGCCCCGTTAAGAGGCGACGACCTGATCTTCCCCGATTTTTAACTGGTCAACCCGGCGCACCGGTACCTCTCCAAAGAACATCACGCGACGTCCACCAGCCATTTCCATGGTCAGGGTTGAGTTTTTCACGGCATCTACCAGCTGCAGGCGCAGCATCGCACGCAGTGTGCGGTTCATGTAATAAGCCGGGCTTACACCAACCAGTGACTGAATGCGCTCTTCCGCGATAGCCATCAGTTTGATGAGGTTTGCACCCGCATTAGCGTTAGTACGCAGAGCGGTAACATCAATGTTTGCGATGCGGACGACATAGCGCCAGTCATGCAGCGCAATACCGAGATCCCAAGTGTAAAGGTCCATCAACGCCCTGAAGCGGTTGCCGTCATCATCAAAGGCGTCACCCTCACCCAGATCACGGTGTGTCAGACCTGCTTTAGAGCCTTTCGGGAAAATCCCGTAGACTTTGTCTGGCGCCCACCCGATGAGGTAAATCGAGGTGAGATTCGCACCAGTACCGCCAGCATCGATGATGTTGTCGGCATTAGGCGCAGACAAATCGCTGAAACGTGGAGCAATGCCCAGGAATGCCTCCGGTTGTCCAACAAGCGTACCGTTAAGCATCTGGAATTGAGCCTTCTGGTTCATCGCTTCCATGAACGGTTTAGACTGGTTGAAGCGAAAACCTGCGGTATTGCCATTCAGCGCAGCAACCCGAACATCAACCTGAGAGCGGGCCTCAAGAAGACCGGTAGTTTCATCGACCTGCGCAGTGGTTGCCTTGCTTTCCGGAATACCTTTGTTCAGCTTGCGCCAGTACACAGCAGGTAAACCAGTACGGGTTGTGATGCGCGTGCCGGTCGGCAGGTTACCTTCATAAAACGGACAATCCCACAGCATTTCGTTGTCCTGGTCCAGGACCTCGGCGACGTTCGCAGAGGTGCCATCGGGATCAAGCAACCTTGCAGCGTCCCAGAGAGTCGGTAAGCCGGTAAGTGTTGGCATCTAAAACTCCTTATTGCATGTTCGGCCACATGCGGTGAGCAATGTCTTTTTCTGCTGCATTGCCCGGCGCTGCGGCAGTAACTGTTTTGTCTTCACCCAGCGCTTTACCGATCGCCAGGACTGCATTTACAAGGTCGGGGTCATTGAGCAGGCCCGCGCTATTGAATTTCTCAATCACCGCGTCAGGGAAGAATCGTTGCACCGCGTTCTGCAGAATTGCAGTATTTGCCTCGACTTCACTTCCCCAGGACTTAATAACCTTTTCCCGGTTAGCGGCATTTTGATTAGCAATATTTTCCTGGGCACTTTTTTGTTGTCCGGCGGCATATTCGTTGAATTTATTAATTACCGTTTCGGCCTGTTTTTTATTCAGTCCGCTTTCATGCATCCAGCCCAGAGCTGTATTCAAAAACGTGCCGTCTACACCGTCGGGGGCTTTAATACCGTAATCTTCAATTTTTTCCGGGCGGCCCAGTTTCGCGTACAGATCCTGCCAGCCTTTTGCATCACCTTCGTCAGGCAGTTTTTCGAGGAAGGGTGCGGCGGTCTGCGACTGCTGCTGGGCGGCTTGCTGCTGTTGCTGCTCGCCCGGATTTAAAAGGTTTTGCTGCTGGGTCGGATCGCTATTCTGCTGCAGTGCGGCAGAATCGACACCTGCAGCAGCGCCACCATCTTCCCCACCTTCAACAGTTGCATTCATCAGACGGCGCAGGATTAAGCGTTCAAACAGATTCATTGTTGTCGTCCTCGTTAAGTTCGTTCATCTCTTCGGCGATCATTGCGGCAATATCAGATTGCGACAGGCCGAGATAGTGGTTTATGTGCAGGAAAACTTCCCGGCGCCCTTCCGAAACAAATACGGCGTATGGGTCGGTTTGCTGAGTCGTTGGTGAAATGGCAACGCTGGAAGAATTGACGTGGCAGAGTTTCGCCAGCAGCCTGATGACAACTTTTTGTTCCGGCGTCATGTTCCCCGGGGTGCCAAAGACTGACTGAAAAGCCCGCGCACGGTTCAGCGTGAGCCATAGACTTTTTATACGGTTCATCATTATCCCTGTAACGCCGGCGACGGCGCTGGAGTTTGTGCTATCTGGTTGGCCTGGGCGAAATCTTTAGCTGCGGTTGCAGCCACCGGCGCCGCAGCAAGTAACTGCTGTAGCTGCTGCTGCTGCTGATCTGCGGCATCCTGCGCAGCCATTTCTTCTTCGGTTTTAACCACCTGCAGCGGTGCGCCACTGGCTTTAGCAATAAAGCGCAATGCGGCATCGCCATTCAGGGTGCGGGCGATATTCTGATCAAACTGCCCGATAGTACCGGCAGCATTAACGACGTTCATAATCCCGCTCGCTTCTTCACTCATCTGCAGACGCACCAGCGGGCTGGTATATTCGATATCATATTCGCTACCAGATTCTTTCAGCTGTTCCGGGGGATCCGGCAGCAGCCCATTCTGATAAGCAATATCAATTTCCCTTAGGATCAAAGTCCCAAGAAACTCAGCCTGAATTCGCCCGGCGGTCGGTGCCAGCAGTTGGCCTTTCTCCTGCGCGCGCAACATGGCTTCAGTGGCGGTCATTTGTGGGTTATCAACGAGGATCTGGAACAGTGTGATAAAAAATCCGTCGTTAATGGTCTGGCGCTTCTGTTCGGCCAGCGTCATCGCCACGCTGAAATCTGTTGCGGTATTCAACGGCACGGCCAGCGGCTTACCATCACGATTCATTCCACCGAAGTTCAACGCGCCAGGCATCATTTTGAACGGTTGCAGTATGCCGTCTTCCGGCAGCAGCATAGGCGGACGAACGGCCATCTGTGCCCCCTCGATGATGGCGCGGTTGATTTCGTTCAGCAGCTTGATATCCGGCAGCACAACCATTGCCGGTGAGCGACCGTAAACCTCGCCAGGAGCGGTGTAATAGCGGCTGATTGCGTAGGGTTGTGACCAGTAGCCGCCCTCCTGAACAATCTTGCTGCCATCCATGCAAATATGCACAGACCGGAAAGGCATTCCCTCTTTGTCCTGTCGTGACATGTCACGCTTATCGTTTGGCTCGACGCGGTGCAGGAAGTTGAACTGCTTTGAAGGGTCACTCTTCGCGGTTGTTTTTACCTGTTCGGGAAGATTTTCTTCACCAAATTGCTGAATAGCTTGGCGGGCAGTCATGCAATATTTTCGGTGGACGATATCGATCATCCCCTGAAAGTTTTCAGTGAAATAGATTTCGCGTAAATGATATGTGCAATAACGCGGGCCTTTTCCGACCACGTTATCAACGAACGTGCAGCCGGTCCCGAATGCGCCTGAAGAAATATAATGCTCATGAGATTGCGAAGCGAAATTGGCCCACGGCGCATAGCGGAGGCGGAAGAGGATATCGCGAACCTCCTGGAAATAACGCTGCACCTCTTCATCATCAGCGAATCGCTCATTGCTGAGAGTGTGCCATTTCTGTGTTCTCGGGGTGATAACTGACTCGATGGCCGCTCCGAATTTTTGCAGCGCCAGCGCGCCGGTAGCATCTATCGCTTTCTCGGTACGTTTACCGCCCTTCTGCCTAGTCCCCTTGAACTCGGCACTGCGCGGCAGAATACGCTCAGCTATTTCCTGCCAGTGCTGTTCGAATACAGAACGATCGGTTTCCATACTTTTTTGCTCACGCAATATCCGGCCGATACGCTCTGATTCATTTTCGTGTGTTTTTTGGTCTGACATCAGTTATCCCCGTACAGATCCCATTCGGAATCAGCGTAAAACTGCTGGCTATGTCCGGGAGGGTTATAAGGATCGTAATTGGACTGGGCAAATTGCTGGGTTGTGTGGCGGTTGCCGCTTCGCAAAGACTTACTGCCTACTGAACCATAGCGGAACGAGTCTGCACCGTGAGACGTCCAGTTATGCAGAGGGGTTGGCTTATACATTTTGCGAGTGTCGTCCCACTCTTTTTGATACTCTCCCAGAGCCTCCAGGCCTTTTTCGCATTTGGTCTTATCGAACCAGCAGGATCGCAGCATCATACGCACCTCGCTGATACCATCATCAACCGATGTGGCCGGCAGTACATTACAGCGTATCCCCAGCTTGCCCAGCGTCTCTTCTCGTGATGCGCCGGTGCTCAGTTCTCGGGCGCGTACATCGTGTGGGAAGAAATGACGCTCAGCATAGGTATACGGTTTCTCGCGCAATATTTTTACGTAGTGCTCCAGGCCAACGCCTGAAGATTCGTAATAATCAATGACGCGCACCTCTTTGCCGATAAACTGAAAAAACCAGATGGCCGTTGCGTCGCCAATGCCCAGGTCCCATGACGTGTAAACCTCATACTGGGGATCCCACGGCACATTTCCTATTTGCCCGGCCTTCTCCAGTCCAACCAAGATCGATGAGTAATAGGCGCCGGGTATTGCAGCGTTCCAGTCGCACATGTATTCCTGATTGAACAGCGCCTGCCCCTCTTCTTCACCGCGCTCTGCCTGCATCTCGCGCAACTCTTGAGCGAGTGTTTCAGGTGGGATATGCAGCGTAATGTCAGCGCTTAGATGGTCACAAAACCAGTTGTCAGGATCCTTTAACCCGCCCTGGAACATTTTGTAGAAATGGTTTTTTCCGCGTGGAGTGGAGACAAAAAACGCCCAGCCGCCGTTATCAGCCAGTATCGGTCGCAAAAATGCCCACGCAGAGGGGTTACTTAGTGCCCATTCTGAGAAAACAATCCCCACATGACCGGAACCAATTAGCGCACCATAGTTGTCGCTGCCGACTGCCTGCCAGGTGGAACCGTTGATGAACTCGATCATCATCTCGTTATCGAGCGTTTTTCTTCTCAGTTCATGAGGAAAAGCCTCATCGATACGAAGACGTCCAGTTCTCGGGTTAACCGCCTTCCAGATAGCCTTTCTTACCTGGTTCGCCTGCGGCAGGCAGTGGGCATAGTTCCCGACACGCTCGAATGCCTTACATGCTGTCATGTGCAGGCTGAAATCGTCTTTCCCGTAACGGCGCGGCCAACACAGCGCAGCCCTTTTTTTCCCACCCTGAATTTCAGCCCATGCCCGGCGCTGATGAGGGCGTGGTGTCCAGTTGTTCGCGGGGAGGATAATTTCTGCCATTTGTTCACGTCCTATTCACTTTTCTGGATAAAATGCCGGGATTTTTCTCACTCAACCGATTAACCAGGCAATAAAAACACCTGGCTATTCTTTTTCGTTGAAGTGCTTAACCTTGACGGTCATTTCCAGATCACCCTCAACAGATTTTTTCTCCACCAGCCCAAGTTCGCGGGCAATGATGTTGGCGTTAAGCAGATCAGCGGCAGCGCCGGAAAATTTCTGCTCATATATGAGGCTTTCAACTCGCGTAGTGATCGGGAGTAAATCTTTTTTCTTCGCGTATGCTTCCCACGTCTTCCGGTCGATATCGAGGAACAGAAACAAGCCGCTAAGCGTCATAGCACGCATTTTCGGGAGTCTGGCTTTAGTAATGGTCCCCTGAAAACTGAATGCTTTGGTTTCCCACAGGGGATGTTTTTCCACCCAATCAAAATATTCGCAGCAGGCTTCCCACAGCTTTTCAGGGTCAGAAAATTTTGGGTTTCTCCCGTGTTTGCTGCGTGCCAGCCAGAACTTATTACCTTTTGGCGCGGCCATATCTCGTTACTCCGTGCTGCGGCGGGTGTATTTCCGTTTTTGGGGGATTTCTTCGGGATCGTTTTTTGGATCTTCGATTTTTTCCGCCTGCGTTTTTTCTTCCGGGTAAAGCGACAGGAATGCATCTACAACGGCGGTGACGATATCCTTTGCAGCCTGCGTTCCATCCGCTCCGCCGGGCCAGCCGAAATTTTTAGCCAGAACAGCTCCAGCGCTTTTGACGATTTCCACCTGAATACTGGTGTCTAACTCATGCAGTTTTTTCAATGTTGTCTTCCTCTTCAGGGATGAGACCCATAGTGGCCATCAGGATTTTCAGTTCAGGGGCGTCACCGTTTTTTACTGCGCGTAAAATCACACGGTCAGAATTGCCGTTCGCGTAAGCAGCTGCGCCGTACATGGCTGTATTCAGGTGGGCTTTAAGAAAGCGGGCTTTCATCAGTTCCAGCAGCTTTTTTGCCTCTTCGTTTTCAATGGTGATCATTGTTCTTTCCTCATTGGCGGGGTATGAGCGCGATTACTACTTATTTCCATGCAGCGCGTAGCCGCCATCAGAAGCCTGTGCCATGCAGGCGCTCTTTAAGGGCGTACCCCATAAGCGGCCACAGTTCATTTTCTGCGTTTTCGATGGCTATCTGCTCACCAATTTCAGCGTTGTCGTTTTCTGAAGAGGCTGAGCATGAAGGTCTGCCAGTAACAGAAAAGCCATTTTTCGTGGTCAGTACGGCCCAACGGAGTACCTGACCTGATACGGAAACGTGTTTAACGATCTCTGTATTGACGATGTTTTCTTTAAAATCATCCAGCGTAACGCGGGCCGCGGTTAAACCTTTGGATTTTATTTGCTGCTCGATATCTTTGTCGCTCATGGTGTTTACTCTTTTGGTGGTTGTCGTGCACTCCGCAGCAGCAGAGTGATCATGTAGTTTTTGCTGTGGCGCCGGCAGGAGTCGAAAAAGCTTTCACGTTTGCTCATAGGGATTTTTTTTCCGGAAAACTCCTCCGCCAGCTCTGCAGTTGGGAAATAAATACGACGTGAATTTCGTCCTGTTTCGTTGTGGGCGCGGAATATGAGATTGTCTTTAAGCAGGCTGTCCAAAATAAAAAACACAGTGCTGCGTGACATACCGAGCGAATACATCACTTCGGCAGACGTCACTCCTTTCGAACAGGTGCGAATAAGCTCAAGCACCGCAATTTTTTTTCTGGTTAAACCCGACATAGGCGCAATACCTTTACTTCAGTAGTCACCTGATCGAGCAACTCCAGTTCGGTACCGTATTTGCCCTCCCATGTCTTTTGTCCGGCATGAATTGCCACGCCAAAACCGCCAGTGCGGTGGTGCGCAGGGCAAAGAGGTAAGGTTCTTTTGTGATTTGCGCGCTGGCCGGCGCCCTGACCGGTTCGGATGTGGTGGATTTCGGGGACGGAGTACACACCGAAGTGTACTTTGCAGACAATACAACCTATCTCAACGAGATCTTGGAAATATTGCTTATCTGATTTACTGGCGCGCTTTTTCACAAAGCACCCCCTTGCTGGCTGCAAACTCCCCGTAATACAAATCTTCTGCTTTCCGGCGGGCATTGATAGCATCGGCAATTTCATCAAAGCGGCCTAAACTAACGGTCCTGCCATCAACTGAAATTTGCGCCGCCCATTTGAGGCGAGTGGATACCCAGTAAACTCCCGGAATTCCTGAGCTATTGTCACTCCTCAAGCCCACATTTTTGGTATTGTCGGCCTGTGTGCAGATCCTCAGATTTGAGCGGGTGCAGTTGAGCTTATTACCATCAATGTGATCTACAACATCATGAGGCCTCGCATTCATGATGACGCGATGAAGGTATCTTTCCTTGCCAAAATGCCAGCCGGTGACTTTTGCATAACCATTCGAGCCGATGTGGATGGGGTAACCCACAAAGATCAAGGCGTCGGCCTCATCCATCTCGACGATATGAGAGCGAATATTGAATTTCATAGTGTCCGCCTCAGGCCGCATAACTGAAAAGCTGAGAGGCTGCGTTTTCTGCCGCCTGCTGCGTCGGGAAGGTGCGGAACAGAATGAAGTTCCAGAGAACGTCGAGGACTGACTTATAAAGCTGGGAGAATTCGAGATCGTCCATTTTTGCGAACGATATGGATTTGGGTTCCTTACGAGTGGTGCCATCAGGCATCTGGTATTCGGTATAAAAACCGGCTTCGATAGTTACCCAGGAACGGAACGCTTCAAACGATTTAACCGCACTGATATTCCCGGCGCGTTTTTCTGCTTCATCGCGCAAATACTGGTCCGCCAGTTCCTGCAATGTGTCAGCATGCCCGGCATAGTGGGCCACCAGCTGCACGTAACCATGCACCAGTTTTTTATCTGCAGGGGAAATAGCACCGCCGGATGGCTGCCAGTAGTCAAAACCGAGATTGAGGAGAGAGAAAAACTTGCGGTGAAATGCAGGGTTTCGCGCCTGCTTAAAATCGGAATACAGAACAGCGCCCGAGCGAATTTTCTTCACAAACTCGCGGGCGTCGGGCGATGCAGGGATTAACACATCGCCATCTGATTTTATAAATGAATACTGCGCCATTGGGTTCCCCTTTAGCGCAGCAATTGTTCAGAAGTATACTGTGTCGGGTGTTCAGGCCAACGGGGTAATTATAGCATATTGCCGTCTGGTTTGATAATGGTATAACCCGTCAATTTAGCTAATTCAAACAACGCGTTAAGTGTCGCTACGTGCTCATCGGAATGGACAATTCTGGTCTTCTTAATTTTGCCCTTTTCACATGTTATCAGCACATCACCATCATCGGGGAGAAGGTCTCCTGCATCTTTCTTATCAATCACTACCTCTCCCTCGCTGGCGATACTGTATAAATTCACAGTATATATACTATCAACTGACAGTGAGCGCAAATTTTTAAGAGCACGAATCGTTAAAAATCAACAATAAACCTCAAAATATCCGATTGAATTCAAAAGAAAACCGCCATTTCTGACGGTTCTGTTTTATCTGGTATGGTTGTTCGCTATGCTGACAGTTTAGTTTCGTGCCACCCTCGCGTTACCCAGCATTGCGAATCACCAGCACACGGGCAGGAGGTGATCGGCAGCGACTCACCGCATTTTCTACACAGACGTTTGCTGATCGATTTGATGTGCCCACTAAGCCGCGCATCATCCTGACGGATCAGCATGGCTATGTACTCGGCCAGTTCGTACGGTTCACGGCCCGGGCGCCGGGCGGTGCAGTTACGCGCCAGCATATCCAGTTCCTGCGCATCGAGAACCAGCTCAATTTTCCGGTTGCCGGCGGCAGACTGCCGCGCTCGCTGCGCGGCTTTACGTTCTGCGGATGATTTAGCCATTATGCGGCCTCCCGTGCCTGGCACATTTCTGGCAGATTTGCCCTTACCAGTGCTTCCGCGAACGGCGGCGGAACAGCGTTGCCACATCGCGCGACCTGCTTATCCTTCGCATACTTCACGCCGCGGTAATCCTGGTCAATGATGTACCACTCAGGGAAGCCCTGCGCCCGGTAAAGCTCGTGCGGCTGCAGCATGCGCATGCCAATATCAACGATGCGATAAGTTACCCCGGCGATTTCCACTAGCCCGGTGCTATCGGCTCCGCAATACTCTTTCAGGAATGCTAACACCTGTTGCGCGCGCTGCTCGTCGTAATGCTCAACAGCGAGAGTGGTATCAACTTCCCCGACGTGCTGACCACCAGCGGTAATAGTCGGCATCGGCGCATCAGTTCGCTGTCCGTCACGGCAAGTACCGCGCAGCTTAACCAGGTGGGAGGCGACAACGGCGTGGTGATTGCCAGTCGTAACCGTATGCGCAGGTGATTCAACGGATCCGCCTGGATGCCCGGTATTGTTCACCATGAGATGCGCCGCAACTACCGCATGATGATCAACCGTAGTCACTGAGTGTGCTGGCTCGTCCAACCCTACTCCTGGGCCCGAATAGTTCCCGCCGTAGTGTTTCGCCAGAAATGCGCCAACGACCGCATGTTTACCGCCACCAGCAACTACAGTACCCAGCGGTTTATTAAGCCCAGGCACACGCGGAGCCTGCCCGGGCCTTTCGCTATATCCGGTTTGAATCAACGTTGGCACCACCAGCTGCGATTTACCGCCACCGCCCGCGGTGATCGTCGCGCTGGGCTCGTCCGCCCGGTGGCCGATGCTGCCACCAAACTGGCGCGCAATGATTGGTGTCAGTAACAAATGTTCATTTTTGCTTGTAACTGTTGTAAGAGGTTTTTTTGCGTCATAAGACATACGGTCACCGCCGAATCCCGTCTGCCCAATCCTCGCAATGTATGGTGTGACCATACAGGCGCGGGACTCTTTCAGGATGGTATGTGCTGGTTTATCCAGTGGCCGTGGCTTCGCCTGATACTCGCTGCCGCCATTTCCGGCCAGGAACGGTGCCAGCTCAGCTTCAACGATACCGAGGGCGTGACCATTCCCGCCCGGGCGTTTTGACGTACCAGCAGTCACTGTTGGTACCGGCTCGGTGACTGGCCGCCCGGTTGCACCGGTGCGGAATTTTGTCAGATGCGGTACCGCCAGCCCAAATCCGTGGGTTTTGGTAATCGTCTGCAGCGGATCCCCCAGCGCCTGTCCCCGGAAACAGTCGTATTTCCCACGGGTGGTTGTGTGGTTGCATTTCACAATGAACGGATCTGCACTGTCGATAACGAACCGTTGGATGCCGCGGGCAATACGTTTGAGCGTGTTCACCGCCAGCGGCTTTCTCCGGTCAAATATCGATGGCGCGGCAATAGACCAGTCTATGCATTCCGCAGCTGTACGCCACGGTGCCAGTTTGCCAGCCAGCACCGATGGTGATTTCGGATCGCCATGAGTGGCTTCCGGCCATACTATCGGCTTACCGTCGCGGCGCATGACCATGAAGAATCGTTTTCTAATCGTCGGTGCGCCGTAGTCGCAAGCGCGCAGTTCTCGATACTCAACGACGTATCCGAGCCCTTTTACCAGCCGTGCGGCATCTTCGCTATCAAGCGAAATGTTCAGAAATTCGCAGCATTCTGCCAGCGCCGGATGGTTCGCCGGGATACCGGTTGTCAGCATGCCTACAAATGCCCGGAATGTTTCACCGACGCGGTCTGGATCTGGTCGCATTTCAGCCGCAAGCAGCGGCCCCCATGTTTTAAACTCTTCGACGTTTTCCAGCATCATTACCCGAGGGTCAACATCCAGCCCCCAGCGAAGTGTTACCCACGCCAGCCCACGAATCGCTTTTTCAACGGGTTTTGCACCCTTAGCTTTTGAGAAGTGGCGGCAATCAGGACTAAACCATGCCAGCCCAACCCGGCGGCCGGCGGTCGCAACTTTCGGGCGAACTGAATAAACCGACTCGCAGTAATGCAGCGTGTCGGGGTGATTAGTAGTGTGCATCGCGACAGCGTTCGGGTCATGGTTAATCGCAATATCCACACTGCGCCCTATCGCCAATTCGATGCCCGTTGAGGCTCCGCCGCCACCAGCAAAGTTATCAACGATGATTTCGCTCTCTCTCACGCGTATTTCTCCATGGCACTGGCCAGCGAACGAGCCGCGGCGATAATTGACGGTACCGGCATTTTTTCCAGCCACATCCGGTTGATATGGTGCTGCAGGCGGCGCTGGTGGTGCGCTGGGAGATCCCCGGCGTTTTCTATCTGAGAAAAAACCATGCTAACTTCAACGGGCCATACGGTTTCAGAGACATCAGGCAATAGCAATTTCTCCAGTTCCAATAATCGACGGTATGCGCTATCAAGTAGAGCGTCTTTCAAATCGAGAATGGTTTGGTCGGCCATCTATGCTACCTCCCCGATATATTCTGCAATGGCCGGCAACAGCGCCACCGCTGGCGATTCACACTGGTTTCCCCAGACGTCGAAACCATGCGAAGACTGGCGGGCGAATAACTCAATACGCGGTACATCGCCCAGCAGCTGCACCAGCTTTTCGCGCACGATATCCGGTTTGCGCGAATGCTCCAGACGCGGGGCCGTGAATGACTGAACGATCCCGGCATCCAGCCGGGCGGGCAATTTCCCCTGCACAGCGAAAAGGCAATCCTCACTGTTCGCCCTGGTCATATGGCCCATTCCAAGGGCCAGTTTGTCGGTCTGCCGGCTGTAGCATTTGTTCCATGTAAAGCCTTTCATGGTCATCAGGCGGAAGCCCCACGCCTCGACTACTCGCAACGCCTCCAGCGGCTGAGTCGGTACCCACCACATAGCCAGCAGGCAGTTTTCAGCGGCCAGTTCCCAGACCGGGAGACGGCAGATATCGAGCACAGTCATGGTCTGGTATTTATGCCCGGCGCCACGCTCGCCATCTTTGGCTTTATCGCGGTACGTCCAGGGCGGATCTGCATAAATCAGGGTGTATTTGTTATTCACGCCAGCACCCCACTACTGCGGAGATATTCCAGCGCCCACTGAGCTACCTCACATCCAGCCCAAATAAGAGCGATAATGACTATCCAGCCAACAACGTTTGCACTGAGTACGAACAGCATCAGCGTCCTGCGGCTGCAATGCATAAAATCAGGTGTTGAAAATTTCATGTCCGCTTCTCCCGCCAAAAATTCAATCTCTCTTTGAAAAACTCCCGGTAGCTTTCCGGCGTCGCTGCAATCTGTTCTACGATGGCCTGTCGAGTAACTTTCTTCTCGAACAGCTGGCGTATGAGTGCCGAGGCGCGCATGTCGTAGTGCTCTTTGATCTGGCACTCCTGCGGCCATTTGGCGCGATTGAGCGGTAAGCCGGGCGGCAAGTAATCTGATTGCCCGGCCATGCCTTATGCCCTCTTGTTCTTCGCTGACTCGATGTAATAACGGGGATCAACGCTGTTAAGCGTGAAGTGAACCACCGGCATATCGTCGTGACGGGTGATACCCACGTAATTCGACATGAACATGCCGAACACGCGATCGTGAAGTTCTTTAATCGTCACCTGACAATCTGGATAGTGCTTCTGGATTAATGCCAGGATGCCCTGGTAAGAAAGCGTTTTGCCTTTCATCACGGCTACCAGCTGCTGCGCGGTGACGCACCCGGCGTCCTGCTGTTCGTCGCTGGCCCGCAATGGGCGGATACTCTCCAGCACCAGACGGTGACGGCCAATACTGCCGACTCGCTGGCCCGTTTTTTTATCGAAATGCTCATTAGAGCCAGCAGACCAGACGGTAGCGCCTTCACTCAGGCGAACGTTTTTTTCACCTCTGGAATAAATCACGGTGCCGATGTGGGTCTTACGCCTGCGGCCGGAAACCGTAGGGGCGATAATTTCACGTTTAATCGGTTTTTGCGGGGTGATGCCGGGTACAGGTGCCGGACGTGGTGCCGCAACGAACACGGAACGGCTACGGGCGCGCGCGCCGGCGTTCATGCGCCAGAGAATAACGGGAAGCCAGTTGCAGCCATCGTCCGGTTTTACTGGTTTTGGGTAATTTAAATTCGTGGTCATTGGCCTTTCCTCGGTTAAATCGCGCTGGTCAGGCGCGGCTAAAATGAATCGGTGTTGTACTTCTCGGAGTATTTACGGCTTGGTTTTCGTGGTTTAGCGGCCTCCAGTTGGATACGTGTTTTCTCTTTGCCAACATGCTGATCCATTGACAGAAAGTGTCCGTTTTTAAATTCCTGATAAATAATTGCGCCTGCAGCACTGAAGCGGCTTTTACCCAGGATAATTTCAGCGACGCCAGCCGCCGGGCTTTCCGGGTTGTAAACCTCATCGCGATACAGAAACATGATGCTGTCGGCGTCCTGCTCAATAGAACCGGAATCGCGCAGGTCTGACATGACCGGGCGGCGCTGGAGCGCCGGGCGGGAATCCACAGCGCGGGAAAGCTGGCTAAGCGCGAACGTCGGCGTATGCAGGCGCATAGCCATAGTTTTTAAGTTTCGGGATATGTGGGCGATCGCGAGGTCGTTACGCTCTGCCTTCGGTTTTTTAATCAGGCCAAGGTAATCGACAACGATCATCGCCAGATGCGGATACCGGCGCTTATGCGTTTCGGCAACGGCGCGGATTTGCTCAATCGTCAGATCGGTAGCATCAACGATCCAGATATCTCGCCCGTTCATGGTCTCCATGGCCGCTGTAAAGCGCGCCCAGTCCTCGTCCTGCATATCGAGGGGATTACGCAGGCGTGACACCGACATGTTGCCAGAACCCGCCAGAGAGCGTTCTACGATTTGCGCAGCGGCCATCTCCATGCTGAATATCAACGCACCACCGCTGGCAGCAGTAACACCATCGACAATCTTCAGCGCAAATTCTGTTTTTCCCATGCCCGGACGCCCGGCGACGACAATCAAATCCTGCAGGTTGATTCCGCCGGTTGCATCGTCCAGTTCCTCGATCCCGGTTTTCAGGTTGCGGGTACCCTCTTCACCGTCCATGCGCTTCTGCATGGTTTCCATGTACACCGGCAATAATTCGCTCATGTGTACCGGCTGTACGTCGCCAGTGTCGCCAGTCATGTCCAGCAGCTGCGCCACGGCAGTTTCGACAACCTGATCGCGCTGTTCCTGGTTTATCGCATCACGAATACCATCCGCACCATCCTGAAGTAATTGCGCTATGGTTCGGCTTCGCCAGGCCTTTACCATTTTTTTTGCGTAGCCTTTGAGGTTGACGATCGATGTTGGGAATTTGCAAATATCGGCGAGATTGGCCAGCGTCCCCTGTCCGCCGATGGCCTCGCTAATGTACATCATGTCAATTAAGCCGCCGCTCAAGGCCTGCGCTTTGATCACTCCGTAAATCTGCCTGTAGTATGCGACGCTGAAAGCCTCGCTCGGGGTGCTGGCAATCACATCAAAGGCATCAGGCGTGGCGCCGCCGTTCATCAGACAGCCAAGAACCAGACATTCCAGTTCCTGAGTGGAATACATCATCTGCATCATAAAGCGCCCTCCCTGGTCTTACGCAATGTCTCTGGTTTCATCAGATAGTCAAAGCTGGCGCGCCATCCGCCATTTTCACCAAAGTAAAAATCGGAGGCGTCAGCGCGGAATTTTTCGAAATAACCCAGAAATGCGCCCGTGGTTTTGTTTTTCATGTGGGCGGCAAGTCGGGTGATCATCCGGCGGCGGTCAGTGTCCAGTTCAGCAGCAGGCAGAACGTCAGCAAAAATTTCGTTGTAGCCGTTCATAACGGCTTCCGGATCAATATCGGTTTCGGTCACCGCCCATGCTTCAGCGTCAGCGAGATAACCATCAAAGCGGTTTACCCGGCAGATGTTCGCTGGCTTCGGCAGGCTATCGCCACGGCGGCGCCACGTGGCCAGCACCCAGCGGATAACTAACTGCAATTCGTCCAGCGTGTACCCTGCCCGGGTGGTGGTCGGCGTCAGCATCAGCACAAACGGTTTCAGGTCACGGCAGCGGGTACCTGTTTGCTCGTTGTAAAATTCCAGCGCTTTTTTTGCATCAGAATTAATTTTTTCATCGCCTTCCCCCGTCTGGGGGTTAGGGGGATCTATAGGTTCTATGACTGGTTCAAAAGAGTGACTGGTTATGGTGCCGCCACACGGCATAGGGGCTATGCTTTTTGGCGGCATACCTGTGCTTTTTGACGGCATAGGGGCTATGCTTTTTGGCGGCATAGGGTTATCAAGTTTCATGCAGTACAAATTCGACGCGTTACCCTTCCCGTTTTTTACGCCCGGGCGGTTTTCTTTCACCAGAAGGCCCATAGAAATTAACGCATCGATATGGTCACGCACCGCGCTTTTGCTGCACTCGCAGTGATCCGCAATATGTTTGTAAGACGGCCAGCATTCGCCGGAATCATTGGCGTTATCAGCCAGTTTGATCAGCACCAGTTTTCGAATCGGGTTTCCGGTCTTGATTGCCATTGCTTTGGCCATAAGCGTCATACTCATAGTCAGATCCCCAGCGAGTCAGCCAGCTGACGGCAGGCGATTTCGTATTCTTTCTGGGTGAGTCCCGCTTCCTGCAGATCTGCCTTGCGCAGTTCATAGCGTTCCCAGATTGTCAGCGCAGTAGCGCGACGCTCTTCGAAAATCGATTCGATATCTTCCATCGGGACTTGTACCCCGTTCCGGCGAAACCCATTCCGCCAGGTGATGCGGTCTTGTGTTCTCATTGGTCTTTCCTCGATACAGGTTAAACGCTGGTCAGGCGCTGTGTTTCACGCATAGCTTGCAATGCTCTTGCGACTTGTTGCGGCCCGTCTCTGGCGTCGAGTAACAACGCGATAATCGCCGCTGCAAACTCACGAATGGCCACACAAATTAAATACTGGGTGGACATACCCAACCTCGCGTAACGTTCTGCCGGCAGCGCCGCTTCCATCGCTTTGACCAGCGCCAGAGTTTTGGCTCTCGCGGCTTTGGTCTCGCCTCGCAACCAACGAAAAATTTGTTGGCGGTTGTTGTTGATTGCCCGCCAGTCGGCGTTTCCATCTGCATCTTCGATCTGGTGCAGCTTCAGCGAACCGGTATTACCACCAAGACGAAACCACATGCGGCTTATCTCGATAGCAACCAGCTCCTGCCCGCTTTCCGCTGCCCAGTTAAAGATCTCTCGTTTAAGTTCTTCGAGGTATTCCACTTCGAGCGTCTCCTGTCGCTGAAAATTGATTAAGCGTAATCAGATTTCGATAACGCAGATTGTTAAGCTGCATTCTGTTCCGGCAGTCCGTCAGTTGGTTTTCGATAAATATTTGGGAGAAGATCGTGCGGCGTAACCTGATACTTAGTAGCGGCAGACCATTCCAACGCTGTCGCGGCGGACAGGAAACATTCTCCCGCAGCAATTCGGCTTACGTAGCCTTGAGTTTTCCCAACCAGTGCGGCGAATTCATGCTGCCGAACACCAGATGTTTTTAAATAGTCTTTCAGTTTCATCGTTAGGGCCTCTGTGATTGGACAGAATGAATATTAATAACGTTAATATTTTTCGTCAATAGCAATGACCTTAGAGTTTAATTAATTTTGCGAATAACATGCCTCCATGAGAAAGAAAACCATTGACGCCGTAGAGCGCGAAGCTGCCAAACGCCTTCGTGATATCTGGAACGAGAAAAAAGTAACTTTACGTCTGACTCAGGAGAAGGCAGCGGAGGTGCTTGGCTTTAGCACACAGGCGTCAGTAAGCCATTACTTAAATGGCACAACTCCACTAAACACAGATGCCACATTAAAATTCGCCTCTCTACTTGGAGTAAAACCAGAAGAGATCAGACCCGACCTAGCCGAGATGATGAATTACGTTAGGAAATCAGGGGAGTATCTCGAAGATAGATCAGGACCAGGCTGGAAACTTCTTAACCCAGAACATGCAGAACTTATAGATTTGTATGAGAGGCTTCCGCAGAGCGAAAAAGAACGCCATTTATCTGATTTAAAAGAGAAAGTAGAAGGTTTCGACCGCTTATTTAGAGAGCTATTGGCAACACGTAAGCAATAAATCACTTCCCAATCCCAACCAAGATCCCAGCCTCTCGCTGGGATTTTTTTATCTAAATTATCAACACCATACAAAAAATATTGTCGTAATTAATATTTTAATGTTGACCGATAATATTATCATTATTAATATTCCTCCCATCAACGACGCACTAACCACGCGGCAGTTGTTCAGAAACAGTTCTGACAGTCCGGAAAGACGGGCGCGAATTCTTCGGGTCGCCGACAGTACGATGACATGCGGGAAAGACCGCAACGAACATCCATTGCTGTGTGTAGTCTTTGCCCGGCCCCCACGGCGGGCACTTTTTAAACGCAGTTACGAGGAAAGACCAATGGGGTTGACCACCCTGACAGCCGGGAAAGACCGGCAATCTTCAGGCGTAAAAAAGCCCACCGAAGTGGGCTAATTTACCCGGGACAGTGACCAAACCGCCCGGAATGCTACAGGGGACCAACCCTGCAGCGAGGAAAGACCAACGACAGAGCCGCTGATCGGCTCTGAGTATATATCATCAAGGAGTCGCTATGGAAGCGCTTACCATCCCCGTGAAGCTTTACGTTCACTACATCACTAATACTTTCTCATCCGATAAATATCACGTTTCAATCTGTGACATGTCACGGAACCACCCGGACATTTATGTGCTACTGGAAACGCGTGATATCACCATCGATATAAACCAGCCGGAACCCTTCGACCTTATAGCCATGCAGGTTGACCAGCTGCGCAGCCAGAAAGAAAACCTTGCTGCCGATGCTCAACGCCAGATCGCCGCGGTCGATGACAAAATTCAGCAGCTGCTGTGCATCGATCATTCTCAGATTGAAGAGAGCGACATTCCATTTTAATTACCCGGCGCCTGACCTGCGCCAGTAACCAAGAGGAAAGACTAATGACCATCTACAACGGCTTATTTGAGCCAAAGAAATCGGCGATTAAAGACTGCGGCGCCGTGCAGCTGGCGATCGCCATCGATGCGCCAAACAAAAAAGTGGCCGAAAGCATCATGACTGGCAAACTCTGGGAATCATACCCGGCCAATGGTGACAACTATTTCAAACCAAAACTGTGGGAACACATTGAAGGCCAGCCGCTGCCGACCGTTGGCCAGTTCGATGAGTCATTCGCCCAGCAGCATACTTTTGACGGTGAAAAATGGGTTTCTACTGCGCAGGATAGCGCTTCCGGAAGCGGCGCTGGTTTACCTGCCGACGATGAAGTGATCGACCTGATGACCGTTTCCGCTGAAGAACGCTTTGCTGCCGTCCTGCTTTTTAGCACCGCGGCGATTGATGGCCATCTTTATTCTCAGGTTGTGGATTATCTGGATAACCTGAAAAACCACGATGGGGAATTTGAAGAGGAAGATCGCTTTAACTTTAATGTGCTGTGCGCCCTGCAAAATAACTTCCCGGTTCAAAGCATGCATGTGGAAGGTCTGAATAACCTTGTTCAGGGGATTTTCTCCCACTTTGAAAACCAGACGCCAGGCAAAGCTGCTATCTCTCAGTTCGTTAAACGCTGGCTTGAGAATCCGGGCAAGCGCGACGAACTGGCCCCCGGCGTATATAAAAATACCGCTCTCAGCACCAGCACCGATGACAATAAAACGCCGGTGGTTATTTCTAAGCGCGGGTATAAACACACTTATGCAACGCTGGATCAGGAGATCGCTACCGCCCTTCTCCCGCTGGCGCCTGATGCGCCGGTACTATCCGGAAACCTTCTGGACGCTAAGAAGATGATTTCCGATGACCGGGAAGATTTTAAACGCTGGTCAGCATCGCTGCACACCACGCCGCAGATACTCAAATACGACCGCGCCAGCATCTTCGGTGTGGTGCAGAACGTACCGGCGAAAGATACCTACCATTTTCCTGACAGCCTGCGGCGCCACATCGATTCATGGCTGGAGGCGAACGGCCGCTTTGAAGAAACCGAGACAGGATCCGTTAAAAAACCAGAGGCGACGCAAAATACCGCCTCAAACGTGGGCGAAAAAGAGGAAGTGCCGCCGTCGGTTGTAACCGATACCCAGGCCAAACAGGCGCGTGAGACGCTCAACGATATGGGCTATGGCGTATATGCCTCTGGTGAAAGTGCAGAGCCAGAAGAGAAGTTGAGTGAGAAAGTAAAAACTATCGTTCAGGACGTTGATCAGCTTGTTGAACGAATTAACCGAGAAGAGAACCTGCCGAAAGCTGCCGAAGTTGTCCAGAGCATTAACGATATGCAGGCAACCGAACGGGACAACCTCGAATTGTGGAAAAGCGTATTCAAGACAGATGAGCGCTTTACTACGGCCTTCTCAGTAAACGGTGGCGGAACATCCATTAATGGCACCTACATGACTATGATGGCCACACGAGAGTTTGGGCCAAAAGGTCAGGGCTGGGGCGTTGATATTCTGGAAGAACGTTTTGATACAGGCGCGCCAATTACCCGCACTATCAAGGGTGCCGATGGCAATAACACGTGGGAACTGATCCCTGATGGTATGGGTGGCATCCTCATGGAGAAGCACCACGTTATTAAAATCAGGCTTTGGTATCTGAAGAACGATGTACGCGGCGAAGAATTTGCATTCGGCTGCACACCATACATTTACGGCAGTAAATACGGCCCGATTTGCGATGGTGAGGCGACAAAAAAATCACTCACTGATGCAACTAAAAAAGCGCTATCCGGCCTCGGCTTTAGCGGCGATATCTTTATGGGCCTCTATGACAATCCAGAATATCGCCAGAAAAACAAAGCAGAGTTTGACCTCAAGAATGCCAGCGAAACCGCCGAAGATGCAGCGCGGTTGCGTCAGGAGTTCGACGACAAACTAACCCGCAACGCCAATACCCTCGCAAACGCTGTATCTGTGAACGAAATTAACAAGGTGTTTGCCCCTATCGCCCGTGAACTCGAAGTTCACCGCAAGGATGCAGAATCAAAAGGAGACACACAGCGCTCCCGCCACCTCAGTAGCCGGTTGCGCCGTCTCACTGATATCAAAAATGGACGTATCGCCGAACTTAATAAATCTGAGGAGAAAGCATAATGACTTCCACTACTGCTATTGCCATCGCCGCGGATTATCAGAACCTGCTGCAACTGCTGGAAAGCTCTGATGACCTGACTCCGGAAATGATCGCCGATACCCTTGAAGGCATGGAAGGAGAACTGGCCGATAAACTGGATTCCATCATGGTTATCGCACGTAATAACCTCGGCAATGCCAGCACCTGCGATGATGAAATAAAACGCCTGGCCGAACGAAAGAAGTCCTTTGAGAATAAGGATAAGGCTCTGCGAAAGTATATTCTCTCCTGCCTGATGGCGGCCGGGTTGGATAAGCTGAAAACGGCAAAAAACACTTTCACCGCTCGCAAAGGTAGCGTAAGCGTTGTGATTGATAATACCGATCTTCTTCCCGATGAACTGGTGACTACTCAGGTTGTTATCGCGCCCGATAAAAAGGCCATCAAGGAAGCGATTGAATCAGCACAGGCAGCAGCGGCCCAGATTACCGCTGACGGCGGAGAGATACCGGAAGAACTGTTAAACCCAGTGCCGGGCGCTCACCTTGAGACTGGCGAACGTTCGCTGCAGGTGCGCTGATATGCTGAAACTCACACTGAAACGAGGCGATGCGCTTCACGTCGTTTTTCCGGACGGGACTAACGGGATAATCGAAGCCTGCGCGCGTTGCGAACTGGCTATGCATTTCCCGCGCAGTGCCAAAATCACCCGCGAAAATGGTGCGTTCCGGAATAAACCAAACCTGATTAAGCCTAATCAGAAATAACCCGCAACTGTCGTTAGCATTGTGATCTACCTATGAACCGGAGATCACAATGCTACGTTGGCAACCAGGCACACTTTTACTTTCAGATTTCGATATCAAAATTGGCAGGCTATCAGCCAGCGTTAGAAAGAGGACTCTGACCCAGTCCGATATCCAACGCGCTTGCGATACGGCAGACAACGCGATAGCCGGCATGCTGAGGAAAGACCATGAGACACGATCACGACATCATCACCAGAGAGGAAATGATCGAACTGACGGGGACCCCACTTAAATCGAGGCAGTGTGAAGCGCTACGCCGGGCCGGTGTCTTTTTCATGGAAAGGGCAGACGGCCATCCTAAAACGACGTGGGGCCATTTCCTGAACCCGATTAAATACCGCAACCAGCAGGAAGAGACGGTGCGGGAGGAAGAACCAGACTTCGGAGCTATCTTTAATGGCCGGAAAACGTAAGAACCCCGCTGATAACTGGATGCCGCCCCGCGTGTATCGCGGTAAGGCGGCGTATGAATTCAGGAATAAAGATAACAAGGCTATCAGGCTATGTGCGCTCTCCGAGCCTCAATCAGCTGTATGGCTGGCATATGAAAAAGCCATGGGAGAAGAAGTCGAGCGCAAGACGTTTCAGGCTCTGGCCGAGCAATTCATGTCTTCCCCAGACTGGCAGGATTTAGCGGCAGAAACCCGAAAAGACTACACGAAATACGCAGGCAAAGTGTTGCCGGTATTCGGGAAGGTTAACCCGGATAAAATTAAACCAGAACACATCCGGCGCTATATGGATCAGCGTGGCATGGCCAGTAAAACGCAGGCCAACCGGGAAAAGAGTTTTCTTTCGCGGGTATTCCGCTGGGGTTATGAGCGTGGTTACGTCCAGCATAATCCCTGTCAGGGCGTTAAGAAGTTCAAAGAGACAGCCCGAGAGCGTTACATCACCGACGAAGAATACAAAGCGGTTTACGATGTTGCTCCGGACGTAGTTCGCGCCACCATGGAAATCGCTTATTTGTGTCTGGCCAGACAAAGCGATGTGCTGGCTTTGACTGAAGACCAGATACGCGAAACCGGGATCTTTATCCGCCAGGGAAAAACAGGCGTGAAGCAAATCAAAGCATGGTCGCCACGCCTGCGCGCTGCTGTCGCCCTCGCCCGTTCCCTGCCGTTAAAGCCGGGCATCCGTAGCCTGTTTGTCATTCACCAGACCAGCGGCAGCAAATACACCCGCGACGGTTTTAATTCACGCTGGCGCGACGCGAAAATCGCAGCGCAGGAAAAGAACCCACACCTGCAGATAGATTTCACTTTCCACGATCTGAAAGCGAAAGGTGTCTCTGATCTGGAAGGAAGCCTCGAGGAGAAACAGGCGATTTCAGGCCATAAGAATTCGAGACAAACGGCGATTTACGACAGGAAAACTAAAATTGTGCCGGTTGTTGGTGGTCAGAAAAAATGAATCGCTATGCGTTCGCGGAAAAATCATCTTCGGACGCATCTTCGGAAAGGAGAGTTTCAGATACAAAAAAACCACCCGTAGGTGGTTTCACGACACTGCTTATTGCTTTGATTATTCTGCTTTATCCCAATGGTACCCGGAGCGGGACTTGAACCCGCACAGCGCGAACGCCGAGGGATTT